AAAAAGATAGATATAACTAAAAGATCTAATATATTGGATAGGTTAAATGAAATTAGCTGACCTTATAAAGACTAAAGCCAATAGAGTATTAGGTATAGACGCCTCTACAAACTCTATTGCCTTCTGTTTAATGCAAAACGATATACCATTAAAGTGGGGTAAAGTTGATCTTGTTGGAGCAGACATATACGAAAAGATATATGATGCTAAGGTTAAAATGCATGCAATGCTTGATGAATTAAAAAGCGATTATATTGCAGTAGAAGGAGCGATACTTGTTAGGTCCCCAGATGCTGTAATAAAACTATCTTATGTTTATGGGGTAGTTATTGCTGAACTTATGGCAACTGGATCTAGCGTAATTACAATAGCTCCAAGTTCTTGGCAGGCATATATAGGAAACAAGAATCCAACAAAGGATGAAAAGGCAGGCATAAGAGCAAAGAATCCAGGGTACGCAGACTCTTGGTATAAAACTCAACTACGCAATATGCGTAAACAAAGAACAGTAGATTATTTTAATAGCAAGTATAAGATTAAGCTAGATGATTTTGACGTAGCAGATTCATTTGGAATTGCTCATTATGCCAATAAGGTGTTGACTGAACGATGAAACTATATCAGAGCCAGACATGGATGTACAGAAGATATGTTGTTCAAAAGAAGACGGTAACTGAAATTGCTGAAGAATGTAAAGTATCTGTTATGACTATACAGAGAGCCCTAGACAAGTTTGGATTAATTAAAAAAAGATGAGCATACCAGTCCTGATAGTTCCAATATTAAATAGATACGATCTACTAGAATCTATGCTAGAATCAATTAATTATCCAGTTGACAATATATTAATTATAGATAATGGCGGAGAATTTAAAACACAAAAAGAAAATGTTAAAGTTCTTAACATGCCAGCAAATTTAGGACTGTCTGCTGCCTGGAACCTAGGCATAAAATGTTACCCTGATTCTAAATACTGGCTATTTGCTTCAGCAGACACTACTTGGGGAGAGACAGCCCTACAAGAAATAGATATTCTTAGTGGACCAAATAAACTAATACTTACAAATGATGCTTACGGATGCTTCTCTGTTGGTGAGAATGTGATAGAGCAGGTGGGTCTGTTCGATGAATACTTCTATCCCATCTACTTTGAGGACAATGATTTTCATGAAAGAGTTGCAAGATTCTGTCCTGAAAACACAATAACTTCAACATCAATACAGGCTGCACCAGAGTCTGGAAGTCAAACAATTAATAGTGATGATAAGCTTAAGAATAGAAACCATGAAACGTTTTTAAATAACCAAGAATATTATGAGTATAAAAGAAATGGCAACTTTGAAAATCCAAAGCCTTGGTCATTATCTAGAAGAAGGGAACAGGAATGGCTACGATAGGAGTATTGCCAGCTTCAGGTAAAGCATCTAGAATCGGAGGAATACCTAAGTTCTGCTTGCCTATATCAGACGAAAGATCATTACTTCAATGGCATGTAGAGCAAATGTTAGATGTATGTGATGAGGTTAGAATTTCTACACGATCAGAATGGGTTCCTATAATTCAAAATATGGACATGAATGTTAAAATAATGGTTCGTGAACCTTCAACTATGTCAGATGCAGTTAAGTATATGGTTGGGGATTACAATGACACCGTGCTTGTGGGAATGCCAGATACATTTATTTTAAATGCCCCAGGTAATATATACAAGCCTTTATTTAAAGATACCACAGCAGACCTTGTGTTAGGAATTTGGGAATGCGGAGAAACATTAAAAGGCCGTGTTGGGCAAGTTCTGGTTTCTAATAATAAAGTAATAGACTCAGAAGATAAGGTAGACAATTGTAATTATTTGGACATGTGGGGGACTATGTTATTTCAGAAGAATATGATAAGATATATAGATCCTAAGCTAGACCATCCAGGAAAACAATTAAAAGAATGGATATATAAGGGTGCTAATATTAAAGCAGTAAGACCAGGCGGACAATATATGGATATTGGAACGCTAAGAGGACTTAAACAATTGTATAAGGAGATGGAATGAAATTACGACCAGTGTTTGAAGATGTGTCAAATTTTAACTGTAGTGATCTATATTTAAAATCAGTGGGTGCACCAGCTGGTAATAAGATTTGGTCAGCATGCCATGAAATTGCACATATGCTAATTGAAAAGAATATCTCATATGGGAACTCAGCCCTGGAACCTGCAAGAATATTTTCAACGGCGGATTCGACAGAACAATTAAAGGTTCGTATTGATGATAAACTAAATAGAGTTAAGAATAACCAAGGATACGCTGGAGATAATGATATTGATGATTTAATTGGATATTTAATGCTATATAAAATAGCGAAACTAGGTTGATTTTTTAGTCGACTAGGAGTATACTCTAATATATGTCTGATATAGAATTAACCCACCATTTTGACCGCATGAATACTGTGGTTTCAGAATTGCTTAAAGGTAACAACCCCACCCAGATTGCCGCCATCACAGGCTTTAAGAGAGCCGAAGTAGTTGAGTTAGTAGATGAGTGGAAGACCGTTGCTCACAACGACACAGCGGCCCGTGACAGGGCTAAAGAGGCTATATCTGGAGCAGACCGTCACTACGCAATGCTTATTAAAGAAGCGTGGAAGACCGTAGAAGATGCTGATACTCAGGGACAATTAAATGTTAAAGCCACCGCTCTAAAGCTCATTGCGGATATTGAAGGAAAAAGAATTGGCATGCTACAAGAGGTCGGATTACTTGACAATGCAGAGCTAGCAACACAGATTGCAGACACTGAAAGAAAGCAAGACATACTTGTAAAAATATTAAAAGAAGTTACGGCTACCTGCCCTAAGTGTAAAATGGAGGTTGCAAAACGCCTTTCTCAAATAACTGGAATAGTTGAGCCTGTCATACTTGATGCGGAGGTCGTAAGTGGATCTTAATTTTGATGATCTAATTGACATACTAGATGGCGAAGAGTTTGATGAACGTCCAGTAGATTTAAGAACATTTGTTACAAGCCCAGACTACTTAGGTCTTCCAGAACTATCAGAGTATCAGTATACTTTAATTGAAAAAAGTTCTCAGGTGTATAAAGAGTCCACACTTATCAAGTTATTTGGTGAAGAAGAAGGCTCAAGAATGTTTAAGCAAACTGCTAATGAAGTAGTTGCTCAATTAGGCAAAGGGTCTGGCAAAGATTACTGCTCTACAATATCAGTAGCCTATATAGTATATTTACTATTATGCTTAAAGGATCCAGCAAATTATTATGGCAAGCCCCCAGGTGACTCAATTGATATTATTAATATTGCTATTAACGCACAGCAGGCAAACAATGTTTTCTTTAAAGGATTCAGAACTAGAGTAGATAAGTGCCCTTGGTTTGTTGGAAAGTACAGCGAAAAGGCTTCAGAAATAAAGTTTAATAAAAACATTACAGTACACTCAGGTCACTCAGAACGAGAGGCTTGGGAAGGATACAACGTAATAGTAGTTATTCTAGACGAAATATCTGGCTTTAGCGTAGAGAATACAACTGGTCATGAGCAAGCTAAAACAGGAAGTTTGATTTATGAAATGTACAGGGCCTCAGTAGACTCTCGTTTTCCAGATTATGGGAAGGTAATTCTTCTTTCATTCCCAAGATACAAGAATGATTATATTCAACAGAGGTACGACGACATAGTTGCAGAAAAAGAAACTGTAATTAGAACCCATCATTTTAAATTAGACGACCTGCTTCCAGACGGAACAGAGGGAAATGAGTTTGATATAGATTGGGAAGAAGATCACATCATTTCTTATAAGTATCCAAGAATGTATGCCTTGCGTAGACCGACATGGGATATTAATCCAACAAGAAAGATTGACGATTTTAAAGTAGCATTTTATAAGAATGCTCCAGACGCCCTAGGAAGATTTGCTTGCATGCCATCAGAAGCAATTGATGCATTCTTTAAGTCAAGAGAAAAGATTGAAAACGCATTTAGCAACATGGCTTTAGCTGTAGATAACTTTGGAAGATTCGAAGACTGGTTTGCTCCAGACCCAGATAAAGAATATTTTATACACGTAGACTTAGCGCAGAAGCACGATCATTGCGCCGTATCAATGGCACATGTTCAAAAATGGGTAAACGTAAAGGTAACCGATACGTATTCTCAACCAGCACCAATTGTTGAAGTTGACGTAGTAAGGTTCTGGACTCCAACAAAAGACAAGTCAGTAGACTTTACAGAAGTAAAAGATTATATATTATCATTAAGAACTAAAGGATTTAAGATACGTGTGTGTACGTTTGACAGATGGAACTCTCACGATATGATGCAGCAACTAAAACAATACGGCATTGATACTCAAACTTTGTCGGTTGCCAAGAAGCATTATGATGATATGGCAATGGTTGTTGCAGAAGATAGACTGACTGGTCCAAGAATTCAATTACTGGTAGATGAACTCTTGCAATTAAAGATTATGCGAGACAGAGTAGACCACCCAAGAAAGGGATCCAAAGACTTGGCTGACGCAGTATGTGGATCTGTATACAATGCTATTAAGATGAGCAGGCCTACTAATAACGAAGAAATAGATATTCATACCTATAGTTCTTTAAAGTGGGATAGAGAAGAAGAAGACACAATTGTTACAAACATGATAAGAGCACCGAGAATGCCTCAAAACTTATCAAATGCACTAGAAGGAATGGAAATAATATGAGCGTGTATCAAGATCAGGCTAAGGAATGCAAGTGTTGTGGAAAACACGTGCCTCTGCCGACTACATTAAAAGAATATCAAGGAGTAATTCTTTGCCCAACAAGCTTTGCCAATGTTATAGAGTATAAAAGAATTTGGAAATCTATTGGCAACAGGCCTACTGGAAGTATAAGAAAACACTTTTCTGATTATGTTCAGCAAGTAGTGGAGTCCACTATTGACAAAAATGAAGACGGAACGTTATAATAAAACTAGGCAACAATAGCTTAGTTGGTTAAAGCCCCGAACTCATAATTCGGTAATCGTAGGTTCAAGTCCTACTTGTTGCACATAGGAGGCAATATGTCAGAAGAAGAAGATCAGCAAGACGCAGATAAATTGGCCTATTATCTAGAAATAGGTGCCGTTAGTTTAGAAGGCATGGATGAAAACGGAGAAATGATTTATTCAATTAGCGAAGATGCTGAAACTTTAGCTCCAGAATTATGGCAATCTCATACAGAGTATGTAGATAGGTCTTTAATGGAATTATATGAGCAGGGTCTAGTAGAAGTAGAATATAATGAAAACCTTGAAGCCATACTTCACATTAGCCCAGAGGGACAAAAGATTGCTAAGGAAAAGGGATTAATTGAAATGGATATTAACAGAGATATTCCGAACGACTAGAATATGATATAATTATACTAGGTCGCCGTAAGGGGCCTATACAAATTAACTTATTCGCTTGAAGGAGGAATAAAATGGTAACAACATACACATGGGATCTTTTCAAGGATCCCTTTTTTATTGGATTCGATAGAGCTTTAGATACGTGGAGCCACGCTCAAACAGTATCAAGTGCAACTAACTATCCACCATATAACGTAATCAAGGTAGACGAAGACAACTTTGTTGTCGAACTAGCAGTTGCTGGATTTGCTAAAACAGATATTAATTTATCAACAGCAGACGGCAAGCTTATTGTAAAGGGAGAATTAAGCACGGAG